GCTAAAACTGTGTTCGAGCAAATCATCAAACAAACATCTTTGACCAACTCAATCTTTTCAGAAGATATGGGAGTAGGTGCAGAAAAAGTGCGTTCTAAAACTTTCGAAGATTTAGCTACTAAATCATTTTCTGGCGCAATTGCGAATCAACAAATGATTAACAGATGGCAGGGTGCTACTACTGCAACTAAAGCCGCTATCGCAGCACTTACACCGGGCGCAGGACAAGGTTCAATTTCAGCAGCTACACAAGCAAAAATAGCAGCTTTACCAACAGCTTTAAGAGATGGTTTTTTTGCTGCAATGGTTTATAACACTTGGAGAGCTTCGGCAGTTGCTTCTTTGGGCGAGTACATCAAAGTTGACGGAACAACTATTACAGCGTCTAACATCGCCGCTGAATATGCAAAAGTATTTGCTGCTATTCCTGCTGATGTATTAGCAGACACCGACAAGCCTGTAGTTTTCGAAGCTCCTTTGGCTCACAGACAATTGATGCGTACAGCTAACAACAGCGTTGGTGCGGCATCAAACCAAAACTTCTTGTTCGAGGGCGATGCGGTTGATTCTCGTTGTTCTTACAATGGTGTTCCTGTTTCTTTTGTTAACTTGCCAGCTAACGTAATTATTGCACACCCTGCAAAAGCCTTGTTTATCAATGCCGATGCCGTGAATGAAGACGCAAACTTTATGGAAATTGGACAACAAGCAAATGGAGCTGACCACGTTTATTTCAAAAACGTTTACTCTTACGCTCATGCTGTTCAAAATCAAGCGAGAAACGTATTGTATTCTTAAAAACTAACGGGGCAGAAATGCCCCTTTAATACCTTAAAATTATGGCGTGTACAATAGCACTCACAAAATCACGAAATCTGAATTGCGTTAAAAAATTAGTAGGGATTCGCAGCCTTTCAATTATTCAGTACGACCCATTGAATAGAGTTGTTACAACTGCTGGGGGTGTTGTTACACTTCCTGATTATATGTTGACGGCTACAGCACCGTCAGGGGCAAAAATAGCTCGTTTTGACGTTAAAAACACAACAACAAATTATACGGATACGCTTACCAATAACATGGATACTCGAAGCGGTGGACGTAAAGGCGAATTGCCTTTGGTTTTGGTTTCTGGGACAGGACTTGATAACGTCACTTTAAGTGACGTAATTGACCAATTGACCAAAACCGAGTTTGTAGCATTCTTAGAAATGAAAAACGGAGATACTTTTGCAATTGGAAGCGGTTTTGGAGCGATTATTTCAACAGCAGTTGATACAACAGGCGGTCAATCTGGGGATTTAGATGGCGTAACACTAACTATTTCTACAGATGAATCAGAAAGTTTTAGAAAATATTGGCTTACTGCCCCCGCAGTTGCTCAATTGTTGGCTTCAACTATGGCTTATTAGTCTTATTTAGATTAATTATAAACAAAAGGGCGTATTATTATGCCCTTTTTTATTAAAATTTATATGAAAGTAGTCACAACAGCGTTGCCAATAATAGAATTAGTACCTCGTTTATACCCTAACATTTCAGATACTCTTGTTTTTGAATTTGAAAATGGGTTTATAATTCCATTTACTTGGTCAATCGACAATAATTTACTAATTTTGACAATGACAGATATTAGTCAATTTAAGCAAAGAGAAAACTATTCGTTTACTTTATTGAATGATGGAGAGATTATTTATAAAGGTAAAATGATATTCTTGAAAAACGGTACTGACGTGCAAAACTATTCTAATAATTCACAAGATAATAAGAGATGGCAATAAGTAAAGTAGAGGAAAATGTTTTTTCGATGTCTAATAACGTTGTTCAAATGTCAGCGTGGCAGCCCATCGATATTAACCCGCTAAAAAATCAAAATGGGGTAAATGCTGTTTGTAATGGGTTCAACAACTCAAACTATAAAACACTTCGAGATGCCTATGACGATAGTCCAACAAATCAAAGTATCATAAATTCATTCGTGAATTTTATGTATGCCGATGGTTTGCAAAATGTTGGGTCGGATTTAGATATTTCAAAATATCTTGATGAAGATACTGTCGAATTAGTTTGCCTCGATGCTAAATTAATAGGGGGTTTTGCTTTACAAGTTATTTGGAATGACAATGAAAATGACCGTAAAATATTAAAATTCGAATATGTACCAATTGAGAGCTTTGCCGTGGAATTGGAAAACAAAACAGTAAATCCAAAAGTAGTTGGTTATTGGTATAGTTGGGATTGGAATTTGGTCGGTCAATATCAGCCTATACCTTGTAAGAAATTCGATGGAACTTTCCAAGGTGGTGTTGAAATTGTAATTATCCAAAGAGTGACAAAAAATAAATTTTTCCCTTTACCTGATTATTTTTCTGGAATCAACTATTGTATTGCCGAGGGATTTTTGGGTCAAAACACTAAAACTCATTTTCAATTTGAAAACAAAATAACAACTGTTATAAATTTTAATGGCGGAAAACAATCCGCAGCGAGTGAAGAAGTAAAGAAGAAAAAAGCCGAAGCAATCAAAAAAGATTACACAGGTGGAAGCCCTAAACATCACGTTGTCGTGTCTTATAATAGTGATGGGTTGGATGCCACAACTATTGATCAAGTTGAGACACCAAACGTAAACCAACAAAATGTATTTTTTGCTGAGGAATGTGAAAGAAAAATAATAGTAGCTCATAGCGCGCCAAAGATATTGTTTAGCGGTTCAAATAATGCAAGCGGTTTTTCTTCAAATGCCGATGAAATCTTGGTGGCTACCAAAGAAATGTATCGCAGAAATATTAACCCGCTTCGAAAAGTTGTAATCGATGGATTGGAAAAACTTTTTAAATTAATTGATGTTAATGTTAAATTAGAATTTAAAGATTTTGAAGAGTTTAGAAAATCAACCGAAGTCCCAACCGAAACACAACCGACACTATGACAAAACTATTTATAACAGCCGAGAACGTAAAGGAAACTACTTCTATAAGTAGCGCAACCGATAATGATTCAATTAGCCAAAAGATATATTATGCTCAAATAACGGATATGGTTAGGGTATTAGGTCAGGATTTATATGATTATTATTTGAATACATCGGTTTACACGGGCGAATATTTGATAATATACAATAAGTATTTAATCGACATGCAAGTATTTTATTCAGCTCATTATTTTACTTTGTTCAATGAGGTTAAAAGTTCAAATGTAGGCAACACTATTTTATCAGTTGCCAATGGAAGACCTACGGAAAAAACGGTACAATTAGCGGAACAATATAAGGCTTTGGCTATTTCAGTTGAGAATAATTTCCGTAAATATATGGAAACTTCAACTATATCAGAATGGACAAGCGAGCAACAAGGAGAGGAAACAACTAATTTCAACGACTTCTACTAATGGCACAGCAACACATAAACTATTCAACTCCTAATGATGGACTTGGTGATACTTTAAGGGATTCGCAAGTAAAGTCAGAAAGTAACTTTAACGAACTTTATGCAAATAAAGTTGACAAAGTTATTGGAAAAGGATTGAGTGATACCAATTTTACGCAGATTGAAAAAGACAAACTTGCTGGATTAGTTACAGGCGGTCAACTTCAAAGCGATTGGACGCAAGGCGATAACTCGCAAAAAGATTTCATTAAAAATAAGCCACTTAATACCAGTGATTTTAATAATGATGGAGATGGTGTGCAGGCTTATACGCCTGATGTTGGGGCGGTTGGGATTTATGCAAGGTCACAAGGGGCGTGGATTGAATTGCTGGAAGTATTTGCTATCAAGGTAATGGACGGAATTATTGGAGTAACAAGTGGTTTTTCGGTTGGTCAAGTTAATTTTACTTTGCCAGTTGCTGGAAGTAAATGCCTTAACGTTTATTTATCACATACAAAGCAGTATAAGACGACTGTAAATAATACTTCTTTAACAAATAGATGGTCGCAAACAGGCGATATTGTTACAATAACAAAAAATCCTGCATTAAATAATTATATTTATATTGAATATCAATAATCATGAACCAAGACCAATTTAAAGATGCGGTAAAAGAAACTGCAATTTTCAAAACTAAACCGATATTTTCTAAAAATATTATGCTGAAATACAGAATTAAAGAAATGTATGTTTATTTCGAACAAGCCAAGAAATATGGCATTGATTATTTAAAACAAAACCCAAACATTTTGAGCAGCGAAGTATCAATTATTAATGAAATTTTAAATTAAAATAAACCAAATGAAAAAAATACTTTTCTTATTATTATGCACCGTGTCAATTTACGCACAAACAACTACAGGGCAGGAAAC